CTTGCGTTTGTTATATTTATATTCATATGTGAAGTAACTGTTTTTACAATACTCGCAGGGACAGTTAATCCTACGAGCTTGGTGCGGTGATATTAGTATGAGCAATACTTCCCCTAAAAAGGGGTCTGTTATAAACAAGCTCTTATATGCAAAGCCTAGTCAAATGTGTGATATTCACGGCACACTTTACCTGTACACTTGGCTGGTATCCATATACATATAATTATTTTTAGCGTAACGTGCGGATAATTCCGCACGGAGGGACGTATTAAGTATACCCGAACTTCATATAATTAAATCTCACCAATGCGATAGCGTTCCATCCATTGCTGAACACAATCATCATATGTGAGATCCAATGTTGTACAAATGTGCGTTATGTCTGATCGCAATGCAATTTCACACATCTGTTGGCGTCTATGCTCATAAACCTCCCTACCATGATTAAACCATTCACGTAGAGCACCATCTATGACACTAGCCGCCAATTGTTGCTTTGTAAGTTCTTTACTTTCCAAGTTGGAATGTAAACTTTTAAAAATGGAATCTTCATGTAATGCACCCATCACATGCCCCGTCTCCGGGCTCCAAATTCCACGGCGCTTCAAAAAATCTGCCTCATCATCGCACATAAAAGGCACAGGAACAGACGTTTTATCGGGCATGGTAAAAACCATATCGCGAGTCTTAAAAAACTTTGCCACATATATATGATTAAAATCATCATGGCCTTGTTTGACAGATCCTTTAGCGTCATCTCCATATGTCATAAGCTTACACACAGATTGAAACGTGTGCTTGTAATCTACACCTTTCAAATGGAAAAAGGATGCTCTGAATAGTAATGAATTTACAATGGAATTTATATAAACAGTCAAATTTTGACCAGAGGGATTTGATCCTATTAATTGCAATAAATCACCATTATAAGCCATCACAGGATAACATATATCAGTAGCTATACCTCGCATGACTACCAAATCGTCATCAGAATAACCTGATTTCGCTGCCATATCTATCAAAATGCGAAAGGCTGCAAACATAACTTGCGCTGGCATACGCAAATCGTATTTACTGTAATCTCCTGCTAATATTCTATCTTTGCCAAAATATGACATGTGATCGCACAACGCGGACCATTCTGGTCCCATGCAATTCACTCCCACAGCGCATTCAGATACGGTAGGAAATAAAGACAAAATTCTAACTATAGGTAAATAATACTTCCTAGTAAGCATCTGTAATACTATTGGAGCAGCCTGGAAAACACGAACCTTCTTCTTTGTCATCACTGTGGGCTCGTCTTTTAAACATGCTTTAAAAACAGGATAATACCTTTCTCCTTTAGCATATATATTACAAGCAGAATCAAACTCGTCCCAAAACATAGAGTCCAATTCAACAGGACAAGATACTCCGTCGTAATCATCAGGATCAAGATAAGTTAAATGGTTCTTCTTAGGTCCTCCTAATGGAAAACCTATTGATGTGTTCGGTGGCATCTTGTCGATAAATCGTTTACCATCTATACCTGCCACTATTTCCATCCTAGACAAAGGTTGCATATCTAAAAGCAATTTACTCCTATCATCCAACAAGTTGTTAATGGAACGCTGATAATCCTTAACAGCTGCTGATAACAAATTCCCTTCAATACCGCATGATGGGAAAGCTGAATAAGTTAAAGACTCATACCATGGATCTGTGTTGTTAAAAGATGGTTTACCCCAGATATTCGGAACTTTACATACGTCATACACATGATCTGTAATAAAGGAATCTTGTACACTTGAATGATACGTAGCTCTCCCAATACAGGAACCATAAACTTCTATATTAGGTAAACCCTTGTCAGATACAATCCGACGAATGGGGCTCTTATCATGCACCTCTGTCGACTCAAAAAACTGTACACCGTATTTAATAGTAGATAATGTTCCCGAATTGTGAGACAATATAACACCCGGTAATTCGGATATAGCATCCATTGCTGCTTCAACTTGTGAACGAATTATGGTTCCAGCACATCCAAAAGGTCTCCCTGTAATTCCTCCTAAATGAAAGCCAGCTATAAATGGTTCTTTTGTCTCTGAAATTACAGGTGACATGCACATGCCAACCTTCGTAGGTATAGTTAAAACGTACTCGCCTCCTTTAAATGTCATAATTGAATTGTTAACCATCTTACTCTCAAATCGCAATTTTGACGAAATCAAATTTCCAGCATGATCTTTCCAAAATAATTCTGCAGGAAAGGTTGCATCTGGATATTCTTTTGGAAAAAAATCTAATAAATTCTTCCAAGAACCACCATTGGGCACCCAAATTAAGGACATATCTATATCTGGTATATCGATTGACTGGCTTCTAGAAATATAAGCACTAAAATTACCTCCAGCTTTATTGTCAGAATGCCTCATAAATGTGCACTTCATATTATCAGATTTCCATGCGTGACGAGGAATTAAAGCTACATTAGATGCAACAAAAAAACAATCTGTTGCAAATTGTTTGTTGCCTATATCATATGACATAAATGTCAAATTCTGTTGAGCCGTTCTCTTCAATTGATCGAATGTCATGGTCTTACTCCTATGCGATACTGGTATGTGATTGACCTCCAAACCATCCCAGTTCATCTCCTTTGCAATAATTGGTGTAATATCATTAGCATCTTTGGCTTCAATCTCTTCATCCGTAGGGAATAACATCGCATGAGGAACTACCAAATATCTATTCTTGCGATATGCCTGGAGCATGTAATACAACCCTGCGACAGTAGCGCTAATACCTAAAACATATGCCACTCGCTTAGATCGTTCATGTAAAATCATTCGATCTGCATTCCTCGTTTCTAGTGATAACTCTACTAACATATTAAATTCATTGCGCCAAGTCCACATTAAGCAAATTTGTCCCATAAAAAAAGAATACAATAGGGACCATCTGCCAATAAATATATATGTACAAATGTATGTGACACAACTAGCAATTATAAAATGTAAATAGCAAACGGTACTAGGCCATCTGACATACCACATACTTAATAGGCGGCGAAAAATCACTGAATCAAAAATATAATTAGGGACAAAAGCCAACCATGAGACACTACGATATGAATATAATGCCTCCATCCTAGACCAAATATTATCCCATTCTCTAGTTACAGTGGTTGTCAACCAAGACTCCACAGATGGTTCTTCTAAATAAATTTCCTCTGGGGGAGAAGACACACCTGCCTGTTTAGAGAAACGCTTATGCGAAATGTCCGGAGAAGCATAAGTGACGACATGTTGATCCATACCACACATGCACAACCGAATAGGACTTCTACAAATCTCGCAAAAATCCATTTTAGTAGATAAATGTGAAATACCTAATACCACCTTACGTTGATTAGCATAATGCTCTCTTGAATCAGCATTAGTGAATTGAATTAACTCACCAATACATATCTTATCCAACGGTTTTCCATTCCACACAATAGTTTTCCAACCTATCTTGTCTCTAAAACCACCTTCACATTTAATAGGATATGCCTTTTCCACTTTAAAATACCATAAATCAGGAATCTGTGGAATAACATCTCCATAATGTGCAAAAACCTTATTCTCATCTAACATGTTATTGGTTGAGAATTCAGGTTTAATAGTAACCGTCAAAATATAATTCGCTCTCCTTGCGATGGAAACTGGCTCTTCAGAATAAGTAGTAGCACAAAAATCCTTAGTATTGGTAGTCGCTACTACAAATTTTGGTTGAATTGAAACCTTTCCTTTCATCTCAGCTTCAGCCATGTTAGCATACATCTTCACATTGTTAACCAATTCCAAAATACGAACTGTTGGAGCAGTTTCAACATACTTCTCTTTTGTATTACCAACATCATCCAAAAACACACCATTAATACTAGATTTGTAATTAGACATATATTTGTCATGCTCATTTAAAACAATTGTAGATTCATCATCACATCTAAATCCATTAAAATGTAAAGCACTAGTCATAATCAACGGGCCTATAGTTGACTTACCAACACTACTAGTACCGTATATACCAACGCAATATGGTTTTTCACGAATATTACCACTTTGTCTGTGTTGCGTGAACTTACTTTGCATATCCTGCAACTTCACCAAACGATCTAAAGTGTATTTTCTGGTCAAAGTGTTTTTAAGTGTTTTGACCAATATTTTACCGGATGCAATTGTATCCGCAAATAGTTTCTCCAAATCATTCTCATCAATATCTACCAAATCCAAATTGCCTGGGCGCGCATAATCGGCATATTTAGAACACAACAAAAAATTATCATCGAAATTCCTCAAATCATGTTCTCCATATAATAGCGGCTTAATAGATCCTGTACGGATACACTCATAACCACCCTCAATAAAAAACATTACTGTGTTTACCAATGCATCAGCTAAATCAAAAGCACTGACATGTTTTGGTACACTTAAATCAGAAAACAATTTTAAACCACACACATCCAAATTAAGATTAGACATCTCCATCATACCAGCGCCAATTAACAATGAAAATAATCGTGATATCTTTCCAAATCCTTCATTGGCAATAGCTAATTTCCAATTTCCATAACAAGCTTGCAAAGTCTCAAGCCATTGCGTAGTTTCACTAATCCCAGATTGCTGAGTCATCTGTAAAGGACTATATCCAAAAATTTCCTGAATGCATCTAAGAATTTGCGAAGACAACGAAGATGTAAACTTACGCTTCACTTGGGTAACAATGTTTGCCATCACTCCAACCCAAGATTTGCAATCCCTAATTCGTAAAAACAATAAAAGGGCATCTTCATACTCACTAATTGCACGATCAATGAGCATATCACTATCAAAAATCTTTCCAACAAAAAAACTCTTAAATTGATTCATAAATCCTGTAACCTTCAAATTATAATCCATTCCTGCTTGTGCATAATACTTCCTTGAAGCATTTGTTCCTTTCTTACTAAAGGACACAGGAGTCTTGCGCAATTTATTGCGCACTGATTCCTTCCAATCCTCATAATTCATCCAATACCTAGAAGAAATATTGACATTATATCTCAAATCAATATTTTCCTCTTCCAACAAAAAATCATCCGACATTAACAGGCCCATTCCTTCTTGAATAGATCCTGCCTGTGGTTGCATATACGTCATAAAAAATAACATAAGACGCTTAATACAATCACATAAAAATATGCACCAAATGATATAAAAATCATTTACTGCGGGGGTAGCCTCCCGGTAAGGGCTACGTGCCTTTTTTTCTGGTACTTCTCTCTTATTGAAAACTTTTGTCATATTAAGGCTAGGGGGGGGGGGGTAGATCAATGAACGCGATGTTCGTGTAGTCTATAAAACTACTATAGGCATAAATGCCTGACCATAAGGTCTTTGTTTCGTTCTTTCAAATGTGCGATCCTCCATCTAAATTTCTCCTTCAATAAAACTTTATCCGATAATCATGAGTACCAATCATAATCATCGCCCTTGTAAGGGTTACACTGGTATCCAGAACCGGCAAAGCCGGTGGTGCATTGGTATTACACCGAACCAGTGATTTACTAATATTATTTTATCAGCGAATTTTTTACTCATCTTTAACATCTTTCACTACTGCTGTCCGTTATCCAGATATTTCATATACCGAGTTACGATACACAATAATACCTTCGGTTGAGTCTCACGTGTGTTATACATGTTTAAAATTTCATTGTTCGCAGAACAGAAGTTGAAATCTCAATTTATATGTCGCATAAAAATACAGAAACAACTTGTTCCCCACTATATAAGTGGGAGGCAGACTAGAACTATAATGTGTTCCTACTGCTCTTTTAGTATTTAGGTTATACATAATTAAATGCTTGCCTAGGTAATTAAACCTAATGAGATATTGAAGTAATACAGTTATCTCAAACTGCGTACTAGTAAACAAAATAAATGAACTTCAGTAACGAAATGCAAATGCAAACGCTGGTACTGACTTAAAAAAAAAA